ACACATTCTTTTACACTAGGTAAATCTTGTTTGACATAATTTGTGCTTTTTATAAAAATGCACTAATATTCACCTTATTTACGAGGAAAAAGGAAAGAATATGAAGATATTTGGGCTACCAGCCAATTTTTTCTCTATTGAAGTAAAAGTAGATCGAATTGTTGCTACTGAAGAAGAACTCGGTAAAATTTTCGATGCCTCTTTTAAAGGCGTTACAGGTGACTCTCTTGCACTCGCTTCAGGCTTCATGCCTAAAGCATTTGCCGTATTGCGCGAATCAGATGAAAACGTAGCGAACGCTATTTCAGTCGGTACTGCCATGAATGAGATGATGCTATCTACTGTAGCCAATGAAAAAGCAATAGATGAACGCGATTTAAAAGCGTTACAGTTTTTACTGACCCACAAACACAACTGGAAACCAGCTAGACCAGACAATGACGCAAACGGCGATGTAACTATCAATGTAAGAAATTGGCTACCTGACCCAGAAATTAATGACAACTGAAATTGGTTTTAATTTGCCCATATTGCATGAAGGGCAAGAAGCACTATTCAAACAACAAAAACGTCTAAACGTAACAAGGTGCGGACGGCGTTGGGGTAAGACTCGATTTTTAGAATGGTTGGCGGCAAGAGGCGCGGCAAACGGCAAGTCTGTTGGAATCTTCGCGCCCGAGCATAAACAGTTAGCAGAGCCGTGGGATCACTTGCGCGATATGCTCGACCCCATCATCAAAACGGCAAACAAGAACGAAGCCACGATGAAGCTAATCGGCAAAGGCAAAATTGACTTTTGGACGTTAAATGACAATGAATTAGCTGGGCGCGGACGCGAATATGACTTAGTGCTAATTGATGAGGCTGGATTTACTAAGTCCCCGCAAATGAAAGATGATGTATGGTTCAAAGGAATCAAGCCGACCATGCTGACAACTCGCGGAATAGCGTGGGTGTTCAGTACGCCAAACGGCGTTGATCCAGACAACTTTTTCTATGCGGCGTGTAATGACGACAGTTTGGGATTTGCAACTTTCCATGCGCCAACCAGTACAAACCCTTACGTACCTTTAGATGAGCTAGAACGTGAGCGAGTCCGCAACCACCCGATGGTGTTTCGTCAAGAGTATTTGGCTGAGTTCATTGATTGGTCAGGAATTGCGTTCTTCTCCGTAGACAAACTGCTGGTCAACCATGAGCCAATTCAGTACCCCGAAAAGTGCGATTCTGTGTTTGCCGTAATGGATTGCGCGGTAAAAGGTGGCAAAGAGCATGATTCAACTGCGGTAATCTACTTTGCATACAATGAGCATTTAGGTATACCTTTAACAATTTTAGATTGGGATGCGGTCAATATTGACGGCGCTTTGCTAGAAAACTGGATTCCTAGCGTGTTTAGCCGATTGGAAGAATTGGCAAGACAATGCAAGTCGCGCAACGGCGTGACAGGTACATTTATCGAAGATACTGCCGCTGGGTCGATTTTGCTCCAACAAGGTAGAAACAGAGGATGGAACGTCCATGAGATTGATAGCAAGTTAACTCAGTCTGGCAAAGACGAACGTGCAATCAACGTGTCTGGCTATTACCATCAAGAAAAAATGAAAATTAGCGAATATGCGTTTAACAAAACCATGACGCTTAAAGGAACAGCCCGAAACCACTTATTAACCCAACTGGCAAACTTTCGGATTGGTGACAAAGAAGCTTTTAAACGTGCCGATGATCTACTTGATTGCGCCGTCTACGGATTAGCTATTGCGCTAGGGGATAAGTATGGGTTCTAATGCTATTATGGGCAAAATATATTTCTAGGGAATAATCTATGTCTGAAATAACCATATCCAATACAGGCTTACCCTCTCCGCTGATGGAGTTTCTTCAGGCGGAAGCAATAGAGCCGGGCAGTCCTGTAGGCTATCAGACTTGTAAAGCGATCTTTGAGTTTCACCCTTTAGCCGCTAAGATTATTGAAAAACCGATTGTATTAGCCCTATCCAAACCACGCTTAATTACGATGGATTGCCAGCCAAAAGAAATGTTGATTAAAGCGTTCCATGAAGAATGGAATAGCCTTGATGCAACCAATGTAATCCGTGACGTTACTTTTTTAAAACGTGTTTATGGCGTAGCCGCCGTAATCTATGGCGCTGAAGGCGTCCCTACCGATCAACCGATTGATCCTTGGACATTGCCTGACTTAGATATTTACTTTAATAAACTTGATCCGTTAAACCTTGCTGGCTCAACAGTCACCAATCAGAACCCTAACGCGCCCGACTTTCAAAAGCCTAAGACGTTTATTACTGCGGCAGGTCAGCCTTATCACCCATCAAGAAGCTGTATTGTGTTTAATAACACGCCAATTTATTTAGCTTATCAATCTTCTGGCTTTGGCTTTACAGGTCGTTCTGTGTTTCAACGCGCCCTATACCCCCTAAAGTCTTTTGTTCAGTCTATGGTGACGGACGATTTGGTGACGTTTAAGGCTGGATTACTGGTTATTAAGCAAAAGCAATCTGGCTCAATCGTGAACCGCTTAATGCAAGTAGGCGCGGGAATTAAGCGCAGTATGCTCCAGCAAGGTACTACAGGTAACGTGTTGTCTATTGATGTGGATGAGGATATTGAGTCTATCGACTTGAATAATACTGATACCGCCATGACTACGGCTAGGAATAACATTATTGCCAACATCGCGGCGGCTACTGACGTACCCGCCATCTTGTTAAAAGATGAAGCCCTAGCTAATAGCTTTGCAGAAGGTAGCCAAGACGCAATTGCAATTGCTCAATATGTAACAGGCTTACGCAACGATATGAGAACGCTGTTCGAGTTCTTTGACAAAATTGTCATGCATCGCGCATGGAATAAACAATTTTATGAAATAGTTCAAGCTAAACACCCTGAAATGTACGCAGGAAAGACCTACGAAGAAGCTTTTTACGAATGGAAAGATGCGTTTACCCCAGCTTGGGATTCTATGATCGAGGAAACGCCAAGCGAGTTGGTTAAAACCGATGAAGTTAAACTTAAAGGTATGACTGAAGTACTTCGTACTCTTTTACCTGTAATTGACCCGCAAAATAGGGCTAACTTAGTTCAATGGGCGCAAGACAATTTGTCTGAAATGCCGGAAATGTTTAAATCTAATATGCAATTGGATATGGAAGATATTGCAGAGTATGAAATTCCAATTCAAGAACAACCTAATTTACCTAAATTAGCGTAAAGAAAAAGCAATGACTTTCTATGAGTGCCTCACAGCCGCCATTAATGAATTTATTATTTATGGCTTCGATAGCCAAGATAGACTCGATTTTTGGGTAAAAGAGCTTAAAAAATCGGCTGTAAAATCATTAATTACACCCGAAAAGCTCCAAAACGAGCTTGAACGTGCTTTAAAGGGCGCTTTTGATCGTTTAGTAACGAAGGGCGGATTGGTCAATAAAGATGTAACAAGATTTACTGTAGACAGATTAAAGCCAAAAATGCGGGCTGAATTGGATCGCCGCATCCTAGCTTCGGTCAATCTTATCAAATTTAACCGCGAAGAATCTATCAGTAATATGTTGCGCCGCTTCTCTGGATGGGCAACTTCAATCCCTATTGGCGGAAGCAAAGTAGTCGATAAAAAAGAAGAAAAAAAGCAGATTAAAAAAGAATTAGGGATGCTTCCGTTCAAAGAACGGCGCGTGATTATTGACCAAACCCACAAGTTAATTGCTAATATTAACGAAATCGTAGCGTTAGATAATGGCGCAATTGCCGCAAAATGGCACAGTAATTGGAAACAGTCGGGATATAACTATCGTGAAGATCATAAAGAATTAGATGAGAATATTTATCTAATTCAAAATAATTGGGCGCAAAAAGATGGTTATGTAAAGCCAAAAGATGGATATACTAGCAATGTAGTCGCGCCCGGCGAGGAGGTATATTGTCGGTGTCGTTATAAGTACCTTTATCGAGTTAGTCAATTGCCCGATGAAATGGTTACCCAAAAGGGTAAAGAAGCGTTAAAATCGAGAAAAATTTACTAGGGTTTTAGCCTATGCCATTCAAGTCGGAACAGCAACGAAAAGCCATGTATGCGGCGGCATCAGGTCATTCCAATATTGGTATTCCGAAATCAGTAGGCGAAAAGTTTGTCAAACATAAAGACGATAACGATCTTGAATGGCTTGACGAACTGCTATTAAAAGAAATGGAAGTTAAGCTGTTAAAAGGCGATGAAGCCCCACAGCTATTAACTCCTGAAGCTCATATTGATTTAAGCCATGAGCTACAAAAACTTCAAGTTAAAGATATTGGGGATAAACTTCGCCAAATTGCCCAGCACATTAACGGCATAAAATCTGACGAAATAATTGTAAAGCTTGGGAACGAGGAAGATAAAGTTCCTGAAAATGATTGTAAAGAAGATTCCGTAGAAACTGTACCTGAAGAACCTTCTATCGTTGAGCCTGTAGCCAATGATGCTGGGGCGCGTGGGCGTTGCGCGGGTATTATGTTTGTCACTAAAGATGAAGAAATATTGCTAATTCGCCGTGGTAATGGCGGGGACTATCCACAAACATGGGCAGTACCCGGCGGACACCAAAACGAAAAAGATGCAGACCTTGAAAGCGCCGCTAGGCGCGAGTGCAAGGAAGAAACAGGTTTAGAGTATGAAGGCAAATTAGAAGTTTTATTTGATGATGGGCAGTTTTGTACTTATATCGCGCGTGATGTAGATAAAGGCAATGTGACTTTGAACTATGAGTCTACAGGCTATGATTGGTGCAATATTAATACACCACCAACACCATTACACCCCGGTATGGAAATAGCGTTTAAAGTAGCAAAAGCCAAAACGGAAACCGATATAGCTCAGTTAATTAGCGAAGGCGTATTGGCTAGTCCGCAAATGTACGCCAATATTGGCTTATTTGCTATTCGTATTACAGGGACAGGTTTAGCTTTCCGATCCAGCATTGGCGAACACGTTTGGCGTGACCCTTCTCTTTATTTAAATGATGAGTTTTTAAAGCGTTGCAATGGATTAATGGTCATTATGGATCACCCCGAAACGCAAGTATTAACCCCCGAAGAATTTAAACTTCGTGCTGTAGGTAGCGTTATGTTGCCTTACATTAAGGGCGATGAAGTATGGGGAATTGCCAAGATTTACNATCAAGAAGCAATAACTGAAATTTGTGAAGGCGAAATTTCGACTTCCCCAGCCGTTGTATTTGACGAAACGGCTGGTAACATTACACTTACTACTGAGAATGGCGAGCCACTCTTGATAGAAGGTGTGCCATTTCTGCTGGATCACATAGCAATCGTAACGAAAGCTAGGGGTTCAAAAGGAGTATGGGACAAAGGTGGCGATGCTACTGGAGTTTTATTAACTAACAATGAGGTGTCTGAAAATGACTGAAAATAAGATTGAGCCAAAGGCAGATGCCCAAGGCGATAAATTAGATGCCATTATGTCTTTATTGGGTCAAGTAATTACCCGTCAAGATGAAATGGAAAAAAACTTACCTGCTCCACCATTAGTCACAGCGGCTGACAAAAAGAAAGCCAAAAAAGACGATGACATGGAAGCTTGTGATGACGATGATGAAGAAGAAGCCATGAAAAAGGATGATGACGATATGTCTGAAGCCAAGGCTAAGAAATTCATGATGCGTAAAGCTAAGAAGGATGCAGAGCACTCTGATCCTAAAGAGCATGACGAAGGTGAAATTAAGCCTGATGATGAAGGCGAAGTTGAACATCCGGGTCACATGGAGTTCAAAAAAGATGATGATGATGAAGAAGAAGCTAAAAAAGCTGATGAAGATGAAGCTGTAATGGCTGATTGTCAAGCAAAAGCGGATTCTGTCTATTCAGCTTTTGGTAAATCTGCTTCACGTCCATTGTCTGGTGAAAGCTTAACTGCTTATCGCAAGCGTATGGTTCGTGGTTTGCAAGCCCATAGTGACGAAATGAAGAACGTAAATATCAATGCTATCAAAGACGAAGCTATGCTTGCAGTCGTTGAAAAGCGTGTTTATGCTGACGCTATCGCCGCTTCCCGTGGCACAGGTGCAATTGCAAAAGGTCAATTGATCGAATTGCACAAAAAAGACCGCGCTGGTCGTACCATCACAGAGTTCCGTGGTGATATGGAAGCATGGTTAGGTGATTTCAAACTCCCAGCATATCGGGTTATGAAGTTTAATACTGAAAACTTTAAGCGCTAAGGATAAGCCATGACCGCACAAATTTCTCTCCAACCAATGGTGACAACCAATGCCGCTGGCTTATTTAACGTAAACAGCGCAGGTTTTACCCAAGGCGATGCACAAGATGATCCAGCAGTTAAGTTTGCTCTTGCTGGTGGTGTTCTCTCAACTTTGGCTACTTTGCCTTTATGGGGCGGTGTTCCAATTTCAGAGATCATCCCTGTTGCTCAACAAGGCGTTTACTCTGGTGACTATCAGCCCGGTACTGATACATTAGGCGGAACAATCATCCAATCAGATGAAGCTACTGCTCCTACAGGTATCGCTGTATTCAACCAAGCTTTCCAAGGTATTACAACCCCACAAAGTACTGCTCCTTTGTATTCACCCGGTATGTCCGTAAACTTCTATCGTTTTGGTAGCGGCGCGCGTATTCCATTGCCTTGTGATGCTTCTGTAGTAGCTTTGGCAGGTTCTTCTATCGTTGAAACTGTTTATTGGGATACAGTAAATTTCCGTTTAACAACAACCTCTACAAGCAACTTTGCTGTTCCTTGCAAAATCTTGCGTATCAGTACTTCTGGTAACAAGATCGTAAGCTATAGTTCTGTTACTGGTAACGCTAACTGGTCTAATACCATTGTTGGTGGTTCTACTTCTGCTCCTGTAGCAGTAGTTCAAATCTAAGAAAGGAACTAGATCATGTCAGGTTTTGCACCTTCGTATGTAACAGTAAATCCGCATCACATGATGCCTGAGCTAATTATGCAATATAGCTTGGCTTCTGGTGCGTTTACAACTCTGGCAACAGAGAATCCTATGCCTCGCCTCGGTGAAGCTGACCTTTATGTTTATGCTAAAAAAGTTCAGTTGACAACTCAAGTATCAGCTAATCAATCAACGGCTAACCAGTTGCCTAGCGCATCTGTTATCCCTTCGATGATTAGTACTGCTACTTATCGTCTACAAACCCGCGCGCAATATGACAACTTCGATGAAGCGGCTACTGGTGCTTGGGGTTATGCCCTACCAGAAGCTCTCCGTTTAGCGGCTCGTCAAGGTATCGCTCAACAGTTGCGTAATGCACTTCTCTATGGCTATAACCCAGCCAATGGCGAAGGCTTGCTCAATACTGCTGGCGCTACACGCGTGAACTTAGGCGCAGATAGCAATGGTAATGTTGGCTATAGCACATGGGATTCAGGTCAATTAGCTCAGTTCTTGTTGAACATGATTGGTAACCTAAAAACTACCACTCTGCAAATTGGTCAACCATTGCGTTTAGTTTTCCTAGCTCCACAACGCTTCATTCAACAAATCTCTTACGGCGGCATCGTGTCATTGACACAATTCCAACGTATTGGTGCTGGTGTAGAAACCGCCGCTGGATTAGTTGAAACTGTAGCTTCTTGGGCTGGTGGCGATGATGTTTCCTTCGCGGCTGACGATACTCTCGTTGGTCAAGGCTACGGCGGTACTGATGCAATCATTTTGGTTGCTCCAGAACTGAAAATCCCACGCGCTAATGCACAAATCAACACCAACGTATTTGCTACTTTGACGCCAAATCAAACTGCAACTACTTTGATGCTTTGTGACGTAGCCGCACCAACTGAAATTCCTACTCCATTGCCAGACGGCGGTATTACCACCCTCTACACAATGCGTAGCACTTCAGGTTGGGGTATCCGTCCAGAAGGTATGACAATTTTGTCAGCCGCTTATTAAAATCCTTCACGGGAAGTTGTAGCCGCCCTTCGGGGCGGTTTTTTAGCAAGATTTAAGAAACCAAGTGATGCTGGTTACTTTCTTTATGGGGGGTTGGAGGTCTAAAAAACCTCGCATCATCAATCCCCCACCCATCTAGGGGAAATATCATGGAATTATTTATTGCAAACTGCTCTAAGCAAGATTTTTTGTTTACTTATATGTTGCCAGAGAATCAAAGACCTTTTTCTCATAAAATCAGGGCTGGAGCGCAAATGCGTTTGGTTCAAACCCAAGTAGAAGCTGACGTTATTATTAAACAGCACCTTCCTTATGGGTTAATGGAAGCAACTCACGTCAAAAAAGGCTTTGGTGGGCTTTGCTATCGTTTTGGCAAACCAATTAGCGTAGAAGCTATTGAAGCGGGTATTGGGCAATCGGATCAAGAAAATATTGATCGCGCCCAAGAAGCTAGAAGCATTACAGCGGCGGCTCAAGATCAGATCATTTCGCTTAAAGCCCAAGAAATGGGTATTAAGCAAAAAGGCGGTATTGAGTTTGAAGTAACTGAAGATAAAAAGAACGCCGCGGATCAAGAAGTAAAGTTTGACCAAAGAATTGAAGTCATACATGAAGGCGAAGGACAAAAAGGTCGTGGTAGACCAAGAAAGTCGGTATAAAAGAACTCCCTTCGGGGAGTTTTTGATTTAGAATGTAAAAAATATTTCTAGGATAGTTCTATGGCTGATCCAATCGTAAGTCCCCCTTCTTTAACAGGATTTATCGCGTGGGCGCAAGCCGTTATGGGGATACCCACAACTGCTATGTCCCCTGATGATCCGGGCTGGAACTATGCATATGTAATCGCTAAAGACATTGTTCCGACTGATTTTGCTAATACAGTAAAGGACATTTACACTTTAACAGTCTATAACTGGGGCGGTAGCCAACTATTGCAGTTTCAGCAAGATTATCCCGGTCAAACCTATTTCACCACATTACGCAATCAATTTGGCATTAATAACTTTGTAGCTGGCGTCATAAATGCCGCTGGCGATGTAAGCACCCATGAAGCACTCTCTATAGGACACGGATTGCGCGACTTGAGCCTCTTAGACCTACAACGAATTAAAGACCCTTACGGGCGTGTAGCGCTATCGTATATGCAACAACTTGGCACTCTTTGGGGTTTAACTTGATTAAACTAGGTCTAGGCGTAATAGATGTTCCAGAGCCAGAAGGCGGAAGCACTTATTCCGTAGGCATGGACTTGGAAAAACGCTACGGCTTATTTTCAATGTTTTATAATTTCCGCGAAAAAGAAATATCCGAATTAATAGCTAAAGATGCCGCAATTGGCTTAGAAATGATGCTAAAAGGTGAATCGGTTGATATAGCAAGCGTATTTGCCGTAAGTTCCGAAGAAATTACCGACAAAATGCACAACTTTATTACTAATCAAGAAGTAGAAAAAGTTGCGGCTATGTATGGTGAACGAGGTATACCGACCCAAGCCGCATTAGATGGAACTAGCTATCGCTTTGAAAAAGGCGTAACAGCTAAACGCTGGATAAAAGGCAAACGCGGAGGCGGTAAAGCGGTTAAAAAACGCAACCCACGCCCATCCTTTATCTATTCTGGCGTATTTGAAGCTTCTTTAAAAGCGGAGATTAAATAATGGCATCAGCCGTAGAAGCCGCAACAGCAAAACCTCAATTAGCTTCTGGATTAGCTCAAGGCGTAGAAACCTTATCAAATAATGAACAAGTCACTTTTACCCTTTATGTGAAGCTTGTATTGCCTTTAGATGGGTATGTTTTTTGGGTAAATGCTAGTCTTTTGACTGATTCTGCCCTTTTTAACGCATCGCAATATAACAAATTACTTTATAACAATTACCCTGAAGGCGTACCTGCAAGACAATTAGTAGCTAGTGGCTCATTCCATTTTAGTAGTGATGTTCAAATGTTGGAAGATCGTCAAACTGTGTTTAACCACACTACTTTTACTTCTTTGGTAGAAATAGCCGATTTCAACTTAATTAACCCTCAGTTTCAATATATAGCAACTTATCAAGGGATGCGATTTGCCTTTAATACTAGGGCAAACTTCTACAAACAAGCCGATTTATACCATTATCGTGGCGATGCGCTGTATTCAGTAATGAATACCCAAATCATTGACACAATGACAGGATTTGATACTCAAAGCGTAATTGTGTCCAATAGCTTACCTATTTGGCTTAGTTTGAACCAATTTTTCCCTATGTACCCGTCTTATTTGGTAGACCAAAACATTGTCCCAGCTTATGCGGCTGTCGATATTAATCCAAGCCTAACTACTGCATTGCAAGATTTTCCACTATTAGACCCCAATTCCAATCCTTTTCAATTGGTCAAAGATACTGTAAAAATCACTATGTATGGCATCCGTAACCATGAAGCCCTTAATTTTGTGCAATATATACTTGATTACAGCCGAAATACCGACAATATTGGCTTAATGAATATGCCAGTAATGCAGGATGAAAAAATGACCCAATCGGAACTTGGCATCATGGCTCAAAAGAAAACCATTACTTTTGAAGTAAGTTATTACCAAAGTACAGTAAACGATATTGCAAGGCAATTAATTGAACACGCTTTCATGGAAGTTACCCCTGCGGAATAGTTTTCAGTTGTAAAATTAAGTAGTAAGATGTGTTAAATCAACCTAAGTGTATAAAAGGAGTTACAAAATGGCAATTACTTCAAACCCAGCAATCCAGAATGGCGCAGTTTCTACTGGTCTAGGTATTCATTCATTTTTAAACATTACTACTACAACAGTAATTAAAACTGTTCCGGGTCGCATCTGTACAGTTAATGTACTTATTGCTGGATCATCTGTTGGTACTGTTTTTGACCATGCGGCAACATCAGGTCTTGTTACTGCAAATTTAGTAGCAGTAATTCCTGAAGCTGTTGGAACTTATGTAATTAATTTCCCATGCTCTGTAGGTATTGTTATTACACCGCCACCAACTGGTACTGTTTCTGTTAGCTTTAACTAATTAGGGGGCAATTATGCCAAATATTGTAAATGTCGTTGTCACTCAACAAGTGGCAAGCGCACCTAATCAGCTACAGCAGACAGGGGCGTTTGTATCACAAGGTGGTACAACTTTAGCCGCTGGAACTACTCAACTGTTAACTCAGTTAAGTGATTTAACCAGCATCCTTAGACCTGCAACTGCAATTACTTCTCTTACTTGGGCAACCAATGTGGTAACTGTTACAACCACTACTGCTCATGGTATTCCAAGCGGTGATACAGTTCAAATTGTTATTGCTGGAAGCGTTCCAACAGGATATAACGGCACTTTTGCTGGTACTTCTACTGGCACAAATACAGTTACTTATCCATTATTGACAAATCCGGGTTCTGAAACAATTGCGGGAACTTTGCAACTTAATTCTACTTTAGAGTTAACAGCAATGGGCAATACTTTCTTTGCTCAAGCAGGTACAACAATTAAAACACCGCAAGGCGTGTATGTATTAGAGTTAGGAACAACTACTGTTGCTGACGGCGTTACTGCATTAAATACTTATATTGAAGAAAATGTTAATCATCTTCCGACTTCTCCAACTCCACAGTTTTATAGCTATTTACTTCCTACAACATGGGATGTAAGCGATGCACAAGTAATGGCGGCACAATATGAAGGTACTACTGCACAAGTATACTTTTATGTAACCTCTACTTTAGCTACTTATGCTGGATGGGATGGGATTAAATCAGCTTTTGTTACATTACAAAGTCCAAGCGCACCAGCAATTGAATTTAGTACTGCGGCTATTTTTTATGTAATTTTGGGCTATAACCCAAGCTCAGTTAATTTAGCTTCACCTCTTGAATATACTTACATTTATTCAGTAACTCCTTATGTTCTAAGCAATACTCAACAAGTAACTTTGTTGGCTAATGGTGTGAACTGGGTAGGTACAGGCGCACAAGGCGGCATTTCAAATACGCTGATTGAAGGCGGTACTTACATGGATTTAAACCCATTTAATTACTGGTATTGTGTGGATTGGCTTTCTATTAATGTTGCTCAGTCATTATCTGCGGCAATTATTAATGGTTCTAATTTGCCAACAAATCCTTTGTATTACAACCAAGCTGGTATTAATACCTTGCAAAAAGTAGCACAAGCGACTGTAAATAATGGTATTTCGTTTGGATTGATTCTTTCACCTGCTAATGTAGTGGCAACTCCGTTTACTACTTATGTAGCACAGCATCCCGGTGATTATGCAACAGGTACTTATAACGGCTTGAGCCTGACATTTGTTCCATTGCGTGGATTCAGTTCCATTACGATCTACTTAACTGCAAGCAACATTCCAGTTTAAGGGGAAAAATAAATGGCAAATCCACAAATCCAACAAGGTACATTAAATCGGCTATTAGCCAGCGTAGTTTATGCTGACTTCACTCAACTGAATGTCACATCAGGCTATCTGGCTAAAGAAGCAATTAGTTTAGGCTTTGAAGGCGATACTTCTCAACTTATTGGCACTTTAACTGGAGCAGTAACCAGCCCAGAGCCATATATTTTTGGGACTGTAACAATTCACCTTTTGCGTACTCAAGCACTAGGTAATGCGTATAAGACTCAAATTGAAACCAACACCACTTTAGGTTCGGTAACAATTTACCCTGATACGCAAACTTTATCTCCTTTTCAATTAAACAATTGCGTTCTATCAAGCATCCAAGAAGTGCCGTTTGATGGTTCACAAGCCGCTTTAATTGTAAGGTTAAGAGGTGTTTACAGTATCAATAGCGCGTTATTTGCATCAAGTTAAAGAAAGCTCCTTCGGGGGCTTTTTTTTGCTATCATATAAATTCTCTATGATGCGAGGACAGTATGAAAATTGATCGAAAACTTAATATCGTTATACCCGTAGAAACTGAATCTAAAGGTTTAATTTACGTTCATTCCACCCCTATTTCTAGGGATGTTTTTGAGCAATTTTATCTTGAGTTAGGTAAAGTATTTAGCCAATGCTTTGATTCTATTAATCAAGCGCATTTAGCCCTTACAGCCCCCCAGTTAGCTTATCCAGCATTAAAAACAATGACTATTAAAGCTGGCAATTGGGAAGAAGTTAAAAAAGGCTTAATCAACGAGATTGTTCGATTAACTAATGTATTGGTAATAGGCGAAAAAGGATGGGAATCTATACCTCTTGATTTAGCTATTAAACGCGAAATCTTGGATGAAGATGAGGAAAGTGAGGTGCTATCCGCCCTAACTTTTTTTACTGCAATTTGTCGAGTCGCACCAAAGGATCTAAGAATGTCCTTCTTGGAGATGGCTGGCTCACTAAGGAGTTGGGAACTTACATCCTTGGACTCTACGGAATATCTGAATGGCTTGACGATACCAGTAAAAGCCGTAACTACTGGCAAGAAGGCGAAGGAATCGTCCATAGTATCTTAGACAAACTTAGTACTAGCGACTTTGGCGATTTTGTGAAAGAATACGGAGTAAAATGGTCTGATGCTGACGAATATAGGCAAAGGCATTTAATTCGGGCAATTAACAACAAATCGCTGTTTTAAGGATATTCCATGAGCGTTAAGTCAGTAATAGAAATTGACGTAAATGACGATAAATTTAAAGCGTTTCAAGCGGCGTTTGATCGCTATCAAAAAGTATTAGATCAACAAGCTAAGAAATGGGAAGAAGTCAGTAAAACTTTTGACAAGATAAATAAAAAAACTAAAGAAGTTAACAAAAGTTTAAGTGACAATAATAAACATTTAAAAGACGCCGCGTACACCACCGCTAATATCGCTCGCAATATGGCTTCTGCCGCGTTATCTGCGGCTAAATGGCTAACTTTTGGAGCTATTGGTGGCGGGTTTGGACTTGGCGGATTAGCTTCTTCAGCTTCCGATTATCGCCGACAAGCATTAGGGCTAGGCATATCTACAGGGCAATTGAGAGGCGCAAATGTAGCTTATGGTAGGGCTTTTAATCCTGAATCTGTATTGGCTAATATTGCCAATATTCAAAATGATCCAGCAAATAAACAAATATTAGCGCGTCTTGGAGGTCAAACAGGTCAAAATCCTGCGGATCAATTAAGTACAGTATATAAAAACGCAGTTCAGCAATTTAAGCAATTTGGTCAAAACCCTCAATTTGCTGAAGCTTTAGGGCTTACTAAGATATTTAGTCTAGAAGATTTAAGACGCGGCGCAAACATGACGGCTAAAGAATTAGATGATTTAGCCGCGCAATTTAAAAAAGATCAAGAGTTATTTAAGCTAGACGATAACGTCAGTAAAGCTTGGCAAGATTTTTGGTATGAACTTAAAAAAGCAGGTAACACAATTGAATTAGCTTTTATTAAAAATCTTAAAGATGTAGTGCCACAGTTAGTAAAATTATCTGACACTATTACGACTACCATATCTAATCTATTAGCCAGTAAAGATTTTCAACGCGCGGTTAAAGATTTTGCAGATAGTATTTCTTCAGGAGAATTTCAAGAAAAAGTAGCTAAATTTTTTAATGCTTTAGGTCAATTAGCAGAAGGAATGATTTATGTATTAAGAAAAGTAGGCGCACTACCGGGGGATAAAAACGCCGATTTAGCACATGATAAACGAGTGCAATTTGGGTTTGCGGCGCAAAGCTATGGAAGTATGTCTGAAACTCAAAAGAAATGGTTTGCCGACCCTAGTAAAGAATTACAGCTATTAGATTTAGAAGAAAAATATGGTTTGCCAACAGGTGTTTTAAGTAGCGTATGGGACGCTGAAAGTTCTAAAGGTAAAAATAAAGGAAAATCTGAAAAAGGCGCTGAAGGCGATTTTCAATTTATACCAAAAACTGCCAAAGAATTTGGTATTACTGATATTCAAGATTTTAATCAATCCGCAGACGCGGCGGCGCGAAAAATCAAAGGATTACTGCGCTATTACAACAATGACCCTGAAAAGGCTTTGGCGGCGTATAACTGGGGCGAAGGCTACCTTAATCAAGATATTCAAGAACATGGCGCAGAATGGAAAAAACATCTCCCCGTTGAAACAAGTGGCTATTTAGCTAAAAATCAAGGGGTTATTGTTCAAATTAACAATAATACTGGCGGTAATGCCGTTGCTACGGCTCAAGCATTACCCGCAGGGAGAAATTAATGAGTTCAATAGGAAAAACAGTTTTTGAAGCGGCATATCAGGTTTCGCCTATTATTCTGCAAAACGGAATTGCACAAGGTATTGGTGGGTATCTTCCTATTACCGCGGTAACTGAAATTTTAGATTTACCCGGTTGGACAGGAGGGCAGTTCTTTGCCCAATACAGACCATTACCCGGCGGTACTTTAGAAGAATGGCAAATAGCGGAATACCCTTTTGCCAGTTTTCAAACGGCGGCTAATGCGGTTGTTCAACAACCATTAAAGATTAGCTTACAAATGATTTGCCCTGCACAAAATGGTGGCGGGTATGTATTAAAACAAGCTATTCTAAGCGCGCTTAAATATACTTTAGATCAGCACATATTGAGTGGTGGTAGTTTTACTGTTATTACCCCAGCATTTACCTATACAAACTGCCTATTAACGTCTTTAAGGGATATTTCAAGCCCTTCAGAAAAGCAAGTTCAATACACATTTCAATGGGACTTTACCCAACCTTTAATTACAGCCAGCGCCGCGCAATCGGTTTTAGGAACTTTACTTGAAAATTCAACCCAGCAATTAGCTTCATCTACTAGCTGGACAAATTCTTCTTTAATTTCCCCTACTTATGATCCCGCATTAGGATGGTCAATATAATGCCAACCTCAATACAATTTAGTCCTGCTATTAACGCTAATTTTCAATTTAATTGCACTTTAGATACACAACCACACACCGCGATAATTACTTGGAATAGGTACTCCCCAAGGTATTACATTAATATATATAACACCGCAGGGACTTTGGTTGTTACCAACCCCTTGATAGGCTCACCCGATGATTTTGATATTGATTTGATATATGGCTATTTCATAACCTCTAAATTAGTCTATAGAGCCAGTAGTAACGCTTTTGTAATCACTCCTTAAATGCGCTATTACACAATCGTTATTACCCCACCTGTGCCTTTACCCGGTAAAAACGCGGCAAGTTTTAAGCCAATTACCTTTACTAGCTTAACTTCGGCTGGCAGGGCTGATGGCGCGGCTTTACAAGTAGATTTAGACTTATTTCAAGGTTGGTATCATCAACCAACTCAAAATGGGTACATAAAAATTAGTGGGGTTAATTTCGCTGATTTACAACAAGCATTTAATTTAAACCCTTTTGGCACAAATTATTGCGGTATTAAAGTTTATGTTGGTATGTCTAAAGGACTTCCATACGCTACGCCTAAACAAGCAGGATTGGTTATTGACGGGTCTATTTTTCAAGCCTTTGGAAATTGGCAAGGAAATCAAACTAGCTTAGATTTAATCGTTTCTGCCGCTAACTATATTCCAAATGAAGATATTAATTTAACTTGTAACTGGCTTAAAGTTCAAAATTTACAAGACGCTATTACCCAAACATTAAATACCGCGTATAAAGGTGTACCCGTCCTTGGCACTATTAGCCCTGAATTAAGGTATACCGAAGATCAAGTAGGACAATATGATAATTTATACGCTTTTTCGCAATATGTTAATGAAGTAAGTAAACAAATTAACCCTGCCAAAAACTATCAAGGTGTCGGTATTGCTTCAACTTCATCAGGCTTTTTACTTTATGACGGAACTACACCTCCGCCAGAAATAGTAAAAATAGATTTTACCGATATTATTGGCAATCTTACTTGGATCAATACTTATACAGTCCAAGCAAAATTGGTGATGAGAGCCGATTTAGATGTAGGAACTATAGTGTCTTTTCCTAGAGGATTACCTGTTATAAATACTGCTGGAAGTTATGCTCAAGTTAGGTATGATATTAGCTTTAACGGACAGTTTTCGGTTAATTCAGTCCGCCATGTAGGTTCAAGTCGTCAACCTGACGGCAACTCTTGGTGTACGATTATTGAATGTGTAATACCGGGTAAAGCATCGTGAGCTACGGACAAAAAAGACCTTTTGCCAGAACGATTAATGAGTTTGTTAATTCAAACATTAAAACGGCTAATAATGGGCTAGGTCAGATTTTGCCTTGCCGCGTAACTGAAGTAAACGGCGCAATCGTAACAGTAAACTTTGAAATTAAAGCTGGAAATCAAACTTTTGCGCCAGTTACTTGCCCAATTGCCGAATCGACTTATGTACGGATACCTGTACAAGTTGGCGATTTTGGTATTTGTATATCCGCTGATGTTCGATTAGGGGGGATTTCAGGGCTTGGGCAAGGAAAAGCACCACTAGGAAAACCATCTAATTTAGGCGGGTTGGTATTTGTTCCTATTGGTAATAAAAATTGGGAGTCTGTAGACCCTAATGCAGTTAATATTAACGCCCCCAATGGCGCAGTCATTAGGGACACCACAAATACCTCTTATGTAAAAGTTACACCTCAACAATTAGATATTCACTCACCTATTGTAAATATTAGTGGAGTAGCTTCTGCTACTATTTCTGCAACAGGGATAGCCACTTTAAACGCAAAAGGACTGGCGGTAATATCTGCTCCAGCGGTAATGCTAGGTCAAGCTCCCTATGGCGACTTAGCTAATCTTCCTGATGGCGCTGGAACTCTATTTGAAAGCACTATTGCGGATGGTGCTTCTGCTATCTACAGCAACCCAATCAGCAATGTTACAGATACTTTAATTAGTGCTTGTGGCGATTTACCAAGTCAGATTAATGATCTTGTTACTAGCGGAATTATTACCAGCGCAGACGCTTTAGGAATAAACGAATCTATTTCCGCTTTAAGCGGAACTGCAACAAATATGTTAAGTCATTCTAATCTATTATCAGGATTAGGTTCTATTACAGGGAATGTGCCAAATCTTAATAGTATTATTGGTATGGCTCAAGGGGCGGATTTTAGTGCTGGAGGTGCTTTTGGCGATACTTCCAGTTTAATTACTGGAATGACTACTTCGCTAACAAGTAGCCCATTACTAACATCTTCAACAGATTATTTAAATACTATTGTTGGCGGGTTAACTGATGGAAGTCTTACACCTTCTGCTGTTATTTCTCAAAATGGCATAAATGCTTCAAGCATAACAAGCTATATAAATGTCGATACAAGTGCCTATACAACCCTTCAAAGCAATCTTACTTCAACATCTACATTTTTAAATGCTGTTTCACAAGCACAAACCACAAATACTGGAATATCATCTTATATTTCACAAGTAATACCTTCAGGCAACCTTAACATATTAAAGACTGTTGGAATATGAGTGTAATCGTTACTTTAGGCTCTATGAGCAATCATGGTGGAACGATAATTACCGCAACCACTAATTCAATTGCAAATGGTGTCCCTGTAGCTAAAAATGGCGATTTTCATGCTTGTCCAATTAGAGGGCATGGAACAACACCTGTTTTTGGCGGTAGCAATGTTTTGGCTCAAGGCGTACCTGTTTTATCAACGGGGGCTGTTGCAGGATGTGGGGCGATAATTATTACTGGACAACCTAATGTATTGGTAGAAATATGAGAACTTATGGCGTAGACCCAAACACCCAACAATGGGTAGAAGTTACCAATACAAGTTATGTATGGTTAGCTACTTTAGCTCAAACTTTACGCTTAAATCAAGGCGAAAGCCCTATTTACGGGAACTATGGCATCCCCGCGCAACAATCAGTTATGAGTCAAATTGCTCCTGATATTGCGGTTAATCGTACTCAATCTCAATACGCGTCTTATTTTTCGCAATTAACTGTAATTAAAGACCAAATTTCTATTGATCCTACATATTATATAAAAGCAATTTTTATTAATGGCACTACAATTAGCACAACAGTTGCTACTTAGGATATTACATGGCTCAAATAACTACTGCTGGAGCAATACCAGCTTCGCCAACAGACCTATTAAATGCTGAAATTGCGGCGGCTACAGCTTTAGCACCCGGTCTTACAGCTAATCTTCCCGGCAGTCTTGTAGAAGATATGGCTTCAACTGCGGCTGGCGCAGTAGTGATTCAAGATCAAGCTTTTGTAGACTTAGTTAACTCTATTAGTCCTGCAACTGCCAACCCTTCAATTCTTTATCAATTGGGGCAAGTCTATGGTGTCGAACAAGGTCAAGGTTCTAATACTTCCGTTTATGTTATTTTTACAGGTCTTGCTGGTTTTGTTATTCCTGTTGGATTTACTGTATCTGATGGTACTTACCAATATACAGTTCAGGATGGTGGAATTATTGCTACTTCTGGACAAACTTCGCCTTTGTATTGTTTAGCAACAGTTCAAGGTTCTTGGGCTATTCCAGCGGGAACTGTTACGCAAATTATTACTTCTGTACCAGCAGGGTTTACCCTTACTGTTACTAATCCTGATGATGGATTGCCCGGTCTTACAGCACAAACAATTGCTTCTTATCAAGCTCAAGTAATGCAAGCTGGTATGGTAACTGCTCAAGGCGTACCTACTTTTATTAAAACTCAATTACAAAAAGTTTTGGGAGTACAAGCTAGACTTATTTCTATTCGTTTGGTAGCTACAAACCAATGGGAAATTATTGTAGGGGGCGGTGATCCTTACCAAGTAGGTAATGCTATATTTAATAGCGTTCTTGATATTTCAAACTTAGTAGGCTCTACTTTAGCTGTAAATGCCATTACAACAGCCAATCCGGGGGTTGTAACTACAGATTTAAATCATGGATATGCAACTGGTCAGGTAGTAACCATAGCTGGAGTAAACCCATCTTGGTTTAATAATAACTACACAATTACTGTTATTGATGAAAAATCTTTTAGTTTAAGTGTTACTACAGTAGGTCATTCTTATGTAAGTGGGGGTGTTGTAACCCCTAATTTACGCAATATAACTGTATCTATTGATGATTATCCAGATATTTATAGCATTATTTTTGTAAATCCACCTTCTCAAACTGTTAATATAACAATTACTTGGAATACTATTTCTACCAATTTAGTATCTCCAACTGCTGTAGCTCAACTAACAACCCCAGCTATTGTTGATTACATTAATAGTATTCCTGTTGGTCAACCAATTAATACTTATGAATTGCAAGATGCCTTTCAAAATGCAGTAGAACCCATTATTTCTCCAAGTCAAGTATCTAAAATTGACTATATAGTAACAATTAATGGTGTTTATACTGAGCCAACAGCAGGTACTTTATTGATTTATGGTGACCCTGAAAGCTATTTTTCCACTAATTCAAGTCTAGTTACTGTTGTACAGGGCTAATATGCTTACCCAAGTACTCCCAGCTTACCTTTATCAACAATATACAAAAGACCCGTATAGCGAGGATTTGCAAGCTTTTTTTACTGCGTACAACAATACCTCTCAGACCTATCTAGATAATACCAATAACCTTAATTTGCCCATTTATACAAAGCAATCTGCTCCTTTATTAGATTGGACAGCTTATGCCATATATGGTGAGCAAAGACCAAGCCTAGGAACTCCTGTACAGTTTTCGCCAATTGGTGCATATAACACCTATGAATACGATACTAGGGCTTATTCCCAAGATACAGAGATTGCTCCTACTGGCTACTATGTAGTAAATGATGATGTTTTCAAGCGTATTTTGACTTGGAACTTCTATAAGGGCGATGGCTTTCAGTATGAAACTCAATGGCTAAAACGCAGAATTAAACGATTTCTTTTTGGTATTAATGGCGTTGATTTTCCAATTGATAACACTTTTGAAATTAGTGTCACTTATGGTGCAGATAATGTCATAACCATTGAAATACCGGGTTATGCTATTAGTTCTATTTTTGCTTCTGCTTTAGCTTCTGGTGTTCTTCATGTACCTTTTCAATACACTTATGTAGTCAATATATTACCGGGGATTATTCCTTGGCTAAATGATGCCAGTATTCCTATTGAATGGAAAAATAATCTAGATGACCCTATAAGTTGGTACACTTCGTATACCTTTTAATTAAAGGAAATTTTTATGGCTGTTCCGTATATTTTTGCCAATGCTGTTGATCCACTTCCTTTATCAGAACTGGATGTAAACTTCGCAACCCCTATTGTTTTAGGCTCTAGTTATGTTGTTTTAGGCGGAACTTTTACTGAAATTGATGACCTAACTTTACGCACTCCAGTTTTAATTACCCCTAATTTGGGTTCTCCAACAGCAGGAAATCTAACAAGTTGTACTGGGTATACCTTTGCTAATTTGGCTGGAACAGCACCTATTTGGAATCAAAATACTACTGGAAATGCCGCAACTGCTACCAATTTACAAGGCGGCTTAACCAACTCAGTTCCTATTCAAACTTCAGCAGGGACAACTGCTTTTTTAACGCCACCTACTGTTTCAGGTACAGGAATTATCTATGATGGGTTAAATGTAACTTGGGGTTCAGTAGCTTCCGCTTCCGCTGATGGCGTGGTATATGAGAATGGACAAACTATTGCAAACAACTATACTATGTCTACAGGTAAAAATGGTCAAAGTGTTGGCGCAATAACAATTCTTTCTACTGTACAAGTTTCCATTCCTAGCGGTAGCCGCTGGGTAATACTTTAAGGACATATTATGAGTTCATTAATACCTAGTGGTTCAGCTAGTGGCACAGGGTCTATGACCTTAGCTGCTCCTGTAACCAATTCAAACCAAACTGCTACATTGCCTGATGCTACTGGGACAATCATGGTTAGCGGTAATATGCCAGCGTTTAGTGCTTACCCTAGTGCGGCACAAAGCGTTAGTACAAGCGCTATTTTAAATATTAATACAAAAGAGTTTGATACCGCTGGAGCATTTAACAATACGGGTTCAACTGTAACTCTAAATGGATTATCTGTACCAGCTTATGCTTTTTGCCCACCCGTAGCAGGATATTACATCATTACAGCACATGGTTCTTTTAACCCTGCGACCTCAACAAGAGATATGGGTATAGTAATTTTAAAAAATGGAGCGCAATATAGAAACGGCTCAACTACACCTTTATTAGTAAGTGATTACGCTGAATCCATAGTAACTTCAGTAATATATCTAAACGGAACAGGTGATTATCTTCAATCCTATATATATCAAAATAGCGGGTTTGCAATAAACACTCTTATTTCGGGTGCAGCATTTTGTTATTTTACTGGCGCATTAGTGAGGGCAGCATAATGACATACGGAACAATAAATGTAGACACAGTAACTACATCCACCCAAGGTGGAATACTGGGGGCTGGTAATGCCTCTGCAATGAAGAATCGCATTATTAATGGTGCGATGGTTATTGACCAAAGAAATGCTGGTGCTAGTGTTGCTTCAGGCTCTTATCCAGTTGACAGATGGCTTTCTTATGGCTCACAATCAGCTAAATTTACAGCACAGCAAAATGCTGGCTCAGTAACTCCACCAGTAGGGTTTACTAATTATTTAGGCACAACATCTTCTTCCGCATATAGCATTAATTCAACAGACCAGTTTCTTGTTACCCAAAAAATAGAAGGCTATAACATAGCAGATTTAGGCTGGGGAACGGCCAATGCTAAAACTGTAACTTTGTCATTTCAAGTATATTCAAGCCTTACAGGCACTTTTGGTGGTTCATTACAAAACGCATCTGCAAATCGTTGTTATCCATTTAGTTATTCAATTCCTGTTGCAAATACTTGGGCTTCTATTTCAGTTACTGTTGCTGGTGATACAACTGGTACTTGGTTAACAACTAATGGCATAGGTATCAATGTTAATTTTAGCCTTGGTACTGGCTCTAGTTATTCAGCAACCGCTGGGGCATGGACTGCAACATCTTTTGTTACTTCAGCCACAGGAGCAACATCCGTAGTAGGAACAAGCGGAGCAACCTTCTACATTACTGGTGTTCAACTAGAAGTAGGAAGTAGTGCTACTGGATTTGAGTATCGTCAGTATGGTACAGAGTTACAGCTTTGTCAGAGGTATTTTGAAATTCTTGGAGCATCTGCAAGCGCCAATAATGCGTATTGTGTTAATGCTATTATAAGCACTACTCAAACATCAGGATTAATTTATTTCCAAGTCCCAAAAAGAACAACTCCTACAATTACTGCTTCAGGGGCTTGGTATTGTTTGCCACAATCATTAACAACAAATCCAACATTTGTTGTTTCAAATATTTACAATACAGCGATATCACAAGCAGGAACAAGTTTAACTGTTGGGCAAGCCTCTTATATTTACGATGGTGGCATAGGAACAAGCCGTATTTCTATTTCTGCGGAGTTATAAAAAATGTATAAATTACTAAATAACCCTATTACTAAAAAATCAGACATGATTCAAAGATTATCTGATGGTGCTTTCATCCCATTCGACCCTGACAACACAGATTACCAAGCCTACCTTGCATGGGTAGCTGAAGGCAATACACCATTACCAGCGGAGGAAACATTATGAGCATCATCTTATCGGGTGACAACGGAGTCACATTTCCAATAGGGTCAGGCACTCAAGGAGCGCAATCGAAAGTGTTGCAAGTGGTTAATGCTACTTATTCTACTTTTGTTTCAAGTGCAACAAGTTCTTTTGTTGATACAGGTTTAACGGCTTCCATTACTCCTTTATTTTCTACAAGCAAAATTCTTGTTTTAGTAAATCAAAATGGTGGATATAAATCTTCTGCTGATGCTGGAAATAGATTAAATTTGCAATTATTGGCAAATGGCTCTGTTATTAGTTCTTTTGCATACAATTATGGATATACAGCCTCAACATTAGCATTAGAAGGAATTCAATCTACTTTATCTTATTTGCACTCTCCTGCTACCACTTCTTCTGTAACTTATAAAACACAATTATCAAATGGTGGTGGAAGTATCTCATTAGTTGGAGTTCAATCCGACAATTCAATTTCTTCAATTATTCTTATGGAAATTGCACAATGATTAATATTCATCAAGCCATTTATGTTCTTAATCCAGCCATCGTAACTATTCGTGGCGATATTGCTTATGACGCTAATGAGCAACAAGTATCCTACGATAAAGCTGCCGCAAAAGCTAAATTAGCTGAACTCCAAGCTGCCGAAGCAAAAGCAGAACAAGCCACTAAAGATGCAAAGGCTTCTGCACTAGCTAAACTAGCCGCATTAGGTCTTTCCGAAGATGAAGTAAAGGCTTTGGTGGGATGATATGACTATTCAGCAAAAAACTAATCCTAAAAAAAAGGTGAATACTTCAAAGGATTTAGCTCGTACTGCTGAATGGCAAAAAAATAATAAAGATCGTGTAAAAGAAATTAGTGCAAAATATAGAAAATCTGAAAAATATCCTATTACATATTTAAATAAAACATTAAAAGCACAGTATGGTATTACTTACAATGAC